AGAAAACTATCGTTTTCGGTGATCTTAAGCAGTACTACGTTCACGAAGCAGGCGGCGTACAGTTACTACGTCTTTCAGAACGGTTCGCAGATGCCCTCTCGACGGGCTACATCGCCTACCGCCGTGTTGACGGTAACGTACTACAAGGCTCAGCGATTAAGCACTTAATCCAAGCGTAAGCTTAGGCAGCTAATGAAGGTTATATTTAACCAGGCAATAGCAGGGGCAGACTTCTACTACACCTCCGGGCAAGTAGTAGAGCTGCCCTCTGCGGCTGCTGCTGAGTATTTAAATGCTGGTTTCTGCGAAGTAGTAGAGGAGAAGAAGGCAGAGAAAGTAGAGAGAGCAGTAAGCAAGAAGAGCACTAAAAGAACAACCCGAAAGGCTAAGTAATGAGCTACAGTATAATTACCCCAGCAACTTTAAAAGCTTTAACCGTACAAGAGGTTAAGGATTATTTGCGCGTAGATAGCGACGCAGAAGACACCCTGCTAGGGGTACTTATAGACGCTTCTACACAAATGGCCGAGAGCTATTTAGGGAGGTTTCTTTTAACGACCGTTATAGAGGAGTTCTACGATTTTTTCCCCGTATATAAAACGGGCGTAGATCCTTTCCACGGCGACCGAAATATAATTTATTTAAGCCGCGGCCCAGTGCAAGCGGTAGCTAGCGTTAAGTATATAGACGGTAACGGCGCAGAGCAGACCGTAACAGCTAGCGACTACCGCACGGATTTAGTAAGCGAGCCCTCGCGCATTATGCCTAACGAAGGCTGGCTAGGTACTAAGGACACGGTAAACGCTGTTATAATTCGCTATACCTGCGGCTATACTCAAGCCTCGGACGTACCAGCAAATATAAAAATGGCTATGCTTTTAATGATTGGCGAAATGTACGAGAAGAGAGTAGACAGCGTACACCGCTTACCTACAGCTTCCGAGTACTTAATGAACCCTTATAGAGTTTTCCGCTTTGATTGATCCGGGTAAGCTAGATAGAAGGATTACCTTACAAAGTGCGAGCGTAAGTACGGACGGCTTCGGCCAGGCTGTACGCACGTATAGCACCTTAGCGCAGGTATGGGCTAAAGTAGATTACCGAGGAACCCCTAAAGAGGGGGAAGATACCGAGAAGCTAACGAGCTTAAATAAGGTACGCTTTACGGTACGCTACCGCAGCGATGTAGACGCCACAGTAAAGATAAGCTGGGGCGGTAAGACTTACGAAATTGAAGGCGTAAGCTTAGAGGGTAGAGAGCGCTACCTTATTATAGATACTGTACTAAGGGACTGATGGCTGTAACGGGTACTAAAAGCGGCGGGTTTTTAAACGCTAAAAAAGAGGGTATTTACTTTGAAGTAGACGGCCTAGAAAAAGCGCTAAAGAAACTAGAAAAGCTTAAAGAGATAGACCGTAAGAAAGCTAGACAGTTTAAAGCGGGTATTAAAAGAGCTGCTAGGCCTTTAGTAAAAAGTGTTAAAGCTAGTATAAAAGACAGTAACCGAAACGACGAAGGTAAAAAGGTGCGTAAGGGTTATAACGATACTGGCGAAATAACAACAAAGAAGAAGGTAAAAGAAGTTAATTATAAACCGGGTAACCTTCGCAGGTCTATAGGTTTTGTACCTTCAAGAATGAAGGGAGCGCTCGTAGGTTACGTAGGTGCTCGCTTTGGTAGTAAAGCAGGTAAGACCTTCGACGGGTATTACGCAGCTATAGTAAACTACGGACTAAAAAGAGGGCGCGCTAAGGCACCTACAAAAAATACGCGTAACGTGGACTACGCGCTAAAAGGACACCAAAAAGCGAAAGCGGTAACGCAGCAGCTTTTATATAAGGAAGTACAAAACATTATAAATAAGAGCTTATACGAGCTCAGCAGATAATGAACGAAGGAAAAGCTATATACTCAATCCTAACCAGCGACAGCGACGTAAGCGCTATCGTAGGTAATCGCGTTTACCCGCAGATAGCAGCCCAAGAGGCCGCCTTTCCTTTTGTTGTATATGTATTACAAAATGTAGACCCTAGCGACACTAAGAGCGGGGTAAGTACTTTAGACGAGGTACGCTACGATATAATAGTAGCTAGCGAAAATTACGCAGAGGCTAGCGATTTAACCGAAAAAATACGAACCGCTCTAGATCGTTACAGCGGAACCGTAGCAGGTGTAGTTATTGACTCTATACAGTTTATAGACTTAGACGTAAATAACGACCCAGGAACGGAAACCTACCTAACGAATTCGGAGTATATAATAAGAGTTAAGCGATGAAAATAACACTAACAAAAAAAGTAACACTACCCCACGGAAAAAAGGTAGACAAAGGTCTAACTTTAGAGGTAGTAAATGAATACGGCCTAGAGCTTATAGAAGCTGGTAAGGCTGTAGAATTTGGGGCCGAGGCTCCCGTAATAATTGAAGAACAACTAAATAATCTAGATTAAAAATGGCAACTACCGGAATTATGAACGGAACCCTCTTAGGGGTATACGTAGGCAGCACTCTAATAGCTCACGCTACCGAGGGCTCTATTTCTCTCTCAATGGACACGAGAGACGCAACAAGTAAAGACTCTAGCGGTACTCGCGACTTATTAGAGGCTACTAAGAGCGGTACTATTTCAGTATCTGCGCTTTACGCTGAAGATGCGGCTTACGGAGTAGATGATCTTATGACAGCTTGGAGCGGACGCTCACAGCTTACAATTAAATTTTCTACCGAAGTATCGGGCGACCATTACTGGTCTGCTGCTGCTTACGTAACTTCTTTAGAAGTTTCTAGCGGAATGGAGGACAATGTAACGTACTCGGCCACATTCGAGCTTACGGGAGCGATTACTTATACTACGGTATAATAGAATAACACAAACACTTAAAGCAAATGGTTAAACACGTAGAAATAGGAGGAGTAAGCAGACCGGTTAAATTCGGTTTTGCTGCCCTTATGGAATTTACCGAAGAGAACGGCTATACTATGGCCGACCTCGATAAATTAGGCGATAATATGAAACTTAAGGACGCGCTCTTTTTAGTGTGGTGTGGATTGAAGCACGGCGCTAGAGTAGAAAAGCAACCTTATAAGCATACGATCGAAGATATAGCGGACTGGCTAGACGAAAAGCCCGAAGCTATGGAAGAGGTACTAAACGTGTTTAGCTCTAGCTTTAGTTCTTCGGAAGAGGAAAAAAAGTAGACGGGGCGCCGGGTGAAGGCCCGGCAGCCCCTTTAACTTTTGACTATTACCAGCAGCTAGCTTTAGGGCAGCTTAACTGGACGCCGGCTACCTTCTACGAAGCAACGCCTAGAGAATTAGAGAACGCTTTAAAAGGATTCTTTAATTTATACGAAGTAGGCCAGCGGCAAAGCTGGGAGCGTGAGAGGTGGAGTACTACGGTATTAGTAAACCTACAGCTACCAAAAAACAAAAAGCTAAAAGCTACGGATTTAGTCCGCTTCCCTTGGGAAAACAAACACAAAAGCCCAAAGCTAACAAAACAAGAAGCTAAAGCAATACTAGGCAAATGGCAAAAAGGACAATAGCGAGTACTAACATTAGCATAGGTGCAAACCTTAGCGGCCTCCAGCGAGGCCTTAAGATAGCACAGCGTAGCCTCCGTAAGTTCGGAGGGCAGGCTAAGCGTATAGGTAGTAATATTACGAGTAGTGTTACCCTACCCTTTGCCGCTGCGGGTGCAGCTGGTGTAAAAATGGCTACCGACCTAGAGAGCAGTTTTAGCAAGATAGAGAACCTCGTAGGTATTACGGGTAAGGCTCTAGACGATTTTAAAAGCTCAGTAAGAGGCGTAAGCGCCGAAACTGGTAAGAGCCAGCAGGAGTTAAGCGAGGCACTCTTTACGGTAGCCTCCGCAGGTCTTCGCGGCGCTGAAGCTACGGAGGTTTTAGAGAGATCCGCGAAAGCCTCAGCTATTGGCTTAGGAGATACGCAACAAATAGCGCAAGCCCTTACCGGGGTTATGCAGGCTTACAGCTCTAGCGGAATGACGGCAGCGCAAGCGACCGACACTTTAACCGCTATCGTAAGAGAAGGTAACCTAGAGGCGGAAGCTTTAGCCCCTACCCTTGGTAGGGTAGTAGGTATAGCTTCACAGCTTGGCGTAAGCTTTGAAGAGGTAGGCGCTAATATCGCAACCTTTACCCGTTTAGGTGTACCAGCCGAGGAGGCCGTAGTAGGTTTACGCGGTATTATGGCTAGCTTCTTAAAGCCTACAGCTGACGCTAAAAACGCTTTAGCTACTCTAGGAATGACTGCGGAAGACCTCCGTAACCAAGTAAGCGAGGAAGGCCTACAAGCTACCCTAGCTAATTTAATGCAAAGCTTCGAGGGTAACGACGAGGCACTTACTAGCGTCTTCGGGAACGTCCGCGCGCTATCTGCTGTACTCGGTACAGCTGGAGCGCAGGGCGAGACCTACGCCGCTGTACTAGATAATATCAGTAATAGTACTGGTATAGTAGATGAGGGCTTCGAGAATGTAAGCCAAACGTCGGGCTTTAAATTCCAGCAAACCTTAAACAGTTTACGTAACGCAGGTATAGAGCTAGGCGCTGCTTTGCTGCCAATGGTTACAAAAATAGCCGAGTTTATAACGCAAGCTATAAACAGCTTTAGAGATCTTAGCACCGAGACTAAAACTACTATACTTACCCTTACTGCTATAGTAGCGGCAAGCGGCCCTATTATGAGCGGTATAGGTTTTATAGCTACAGCAATAGGCGCACTACTTAGCCCGGTAGGGTTAATTATAGTAGGTATAGCTGCCGCTGGTTTTGCAATGTATAAATTTTGGGATCAAGTAAGGCCGATACTAGTAGGTACTATAAATTACTTTATAGACCTCTATAACGAGAGTGCTTTATTTAGGTTAGTTATTCAAATGGTTATAGCCAGCTTTAAAAACCTATGGACAGTAGGAAAAGCTTTATTTGACTCTTTTGGTAAGAACCTTAGAGGTATAGGCCAGCTATTTTTAGGGGCTTTTACTTTTGATCTAGACAAAATTAAAGAGGGCTTAGCTAATATTAAAGACGCCGCAGTAGATACCGTTACCGATATTATAGACGGCATAGGCGATAACTACGGCGAAGCTATAGAAAATGCTTTCGCACCTAAAGACAAGATAGAGCTAGTAACCGAGGAAGGAGTACAGCAGGGCATCGACGATATGCTAGGGCCGTTTATGGCCGCTTGGAGTAAGCTTAAAGGTATGTTTAGCTTCAAAGGCGGAGCAGGTACTAGCGGAGCAGGTGCTTCTAGTAGTCCAGCGGCAGTTATAGAAGATGCCGGAGACGCGGCAGAAGAAGCAGAGCCTAAAATAAATAAGCTACAAGCCACGTTTACTAGCTTAAAGAATAATGTAGACGTAGTAGGCTTAATGGTTAACGAGCTAGGTAACGCCTTCCA